CTTTCGATTACCGCCCCTCAATCTCACGAAGGTTCTATGTTATTTATTTAAGTCTTGTTTTGTTACTAATTACAATGTAAATATAAGAGCTTTGCGCTTAAATCTAATTAAACTAGTTTAATAAGAAATATTTTGCTTGAATTTTCATTTTTGTCTGTTTTTAATTTATTAAGTCTTTACTCATTATCCTATGTATGAAGTTAATGTATTGTTATCCAAATCAGATTGGTTATAAGTCCAACAAGCACCAGAAATATACTGAACCTCAAATCTAACATCCTTTACTGAAACAACTTCCACTTCAAATCTACCTTCTTTTAAAATTTGCCCTACTTTTAAATCTTGAATTTTCATAATTTTTATTTGTTTAATTATAATTCAAATATAAGAGCTTTATAGCAAAATCTAATTAAACTAGTTTAATAAGAACATCTATTGCGGTAAATAATGATGATGCAGGTAGTGCAAGATATAATCATCACCATCAGAGAAGTGGCCGTACCTTTCAAAACCGTTCTTATCTTTTGCTTTTAACTTAGCACCATTAGCATTAATCTGAACCTTCTGAAAATCAGCAATAGACAACTCACACTTCTCGTCAATGTTAATGTCATACTTGTATGCACCTGACAAAGCCCTGTTAATCAATCTGCGCCTCTCTGAGTGCAACGGATTGGAATTAGGTATTCTTATATCACCCCGGTATAAATAGCCTTTAAACGACTCTATAATGGCCATTAAGAATGAGCGCTTATCTCTAAGCATTGTCGTACGCTTTGCATGAACATCACCGTAGAAGAATAATCCATACTTGAAGTATTCTTCAAAGTCTGATACAACAGCATCAATGCAATCCTCAACAGTGTTGCATGGAGACTTCATTGCATACTCTTTAATCTTATTAAGACTTATACGCTCACCTGTGTCATCAACTTGCCATATACCGACCGCCATATAAGGGTTAGCGTTAAAGTCCATAGTAACATGAATAGGCGCTTCTAATACAGGTAATTTCTTTACATGGTCAGCCCTTTTAAATCTATTGTAATATTCCAAGCCTGTCTTCACAGAACCCCAGTTTCCACGACCATCCACCTCATACTGCTCTGGGTCGATTCGTTTTAAGTCATCAAGGTATTCAATCCTGTTCTTAGGACAAAATGGATTGTCATCATAATTAGCTTTAAGCCTTAACGCCCTGTATTTATCAGCATTCTTTTCATCGAAGAACTGCTTATATATATCAGTATCAACAGATATAGGATTAAATGTCAGGTCAATAATAGGCTCTATATCATGCCTTGAACGCAATGAACCTTGCATATGCACGATATCCTTTACATTGATTTCATGGTGATGCGTGATTGGCTCTTCTAGCCATAACCTTGTTACATCAGCAATTGACATCACCTTTCCGGGGTCTTCAAAAGAGCCGCCGAACATCTTATTGCCTGTTTCAAGGTGTACAATCTCAAGGCGTGAATCGTAGAATCGAAATGAATCCTTTAAGATAGGTTTCATCTCGCATACGTCTTTAAATAGTTGGTATTGGCTATTCCTAACAGCTACTTTCGCATACCTCATAAATATGCCTCTGAAATACTGCTCACCGGAACAAAGTAAAAGGTATTGAATCGCCTTTGTGTATGACTTCGCACTATATCTTGAACCGTACCAGATTTGGAATGGACTCTGATTATTCCATTCAGATAGGAATATATCAGGCACACCTATGACATTATCCTTCTTTAGATAATCTTGAATCACAGGTGAATTTAAGTTATCACTCGTAACGCCTAATGTGACGATTTTAGTCACTTTTTCTTTTTCTTCTTCAAGTCTATTTCATCGGCACGAATAACATCATGGCCTATAACTATATTCGTCTCAGCACCTTCGTGGCTTATCGACTGCTTCGGCATACCGTCAATCCTATTAATAGCATCTTTAAGGATAATATCAGATTTCAAAGCCCTCTTGACATAGTGAAGTATTAACGCCTCTGAAGATACCATTGAAACCCTTACATCAACTTTCTGCCCGGTAGGCTCTCCATCTTCATCTAATACCTCTGCATCTTTAATATCAATAGTTTGCTCACCATTGAATAGCTGCTTTTTCAGCATTGTGACAAGCGACTTACTACCGTGCGGTCTACCTGCATCCTGTGGCCTTTCCTTAAAAGTATTGGTTCTCAAACCTTTACCAAAATTCTTTAAATTTCCTCTAGGCATATTTGCATATTTTTAAATATTGTTTAATTATTAACCTCATATCTTGTATTTTTTCAAAATTGATAATACAGCATCCATGTTGTAACATACATAGCAATCCCAACCGGCAAGAGATAACTCCTCTAAAAACCTTTTTTGATTACTACCTAGTCTTCCATTTTTCACTTTCAATTCTATTGCGATTCTCGGCCTAGTTTCTAGGATAAATATGTCTGGTACACCTGCCTTCACTCCCATTTTTTTGAGCTTTGCACCTCGCATAGGTGAAGTCCGCCTTTCATTAGCGACGTGCATCCAAAGCAGCTTTTTCCAGTCTAGTAGTTTAGCGACTTCAATTTGAAAATTATCTTCCTTGCCTAGGTATGGTTTATCCTTTCCTAATTCTGAGAATCTCATTGTTTCGCAGTCAGTTCCTCGATGATACATTTTAGCTTTTGGTTTTCTTTTTGTAAATACTTTAATGACTTCAATTTTTCTATATTATCACACAAAAACGTGTCAAGGTATTGGAGGAACTCTTTCGAATCTTTGTGATACTTCCATTTTTGCCCTCTTAGCGTATCTATCGGGATGTCTACGTCTGTTATATTCCAAATATCCATCCATTCTATAATAATATCATTCTCACTACGTTTATCATTGTTTCTTCGCAAGGCTTCAAGGTATCCGCCTAAATGATATATATAAAAAGACCACCTATAAATTCTAGGGATGGAACTCACCGACCAATCTGATGGATGATACTTCATTTAGTTTGATTTTACAACCTATAAAGTTAACAATTTTTTGTTTATCTTTATAGGTTAATAGTCACAATGAGTCCAAAGGAGTTTTCACAGAATTTGAAATTAATGCTCGATGAGCTTCCAGAGTTTAACCGAAAGGCTGCATTAGAGTCAACACTGGATGGTATTGCGCTAATTCGAAAACGTGTGCAAACCGACAGGAAGACGGTAGATGGTGCAAGCTTCGGAACATACAATTCACAGTATTTTAAGAATAAGAAGCAAAAATTAAGTTCCAATAGGAATATAAATTGGACGGCTACAGGTAGAACTATGTCAGATTTGTCACCTATAATTACAAAGGATGACGGTAAGAAAATAGAAGTGACCATGAAACCTAAGAGTGCCGTATATGCTGAGAGGCTAGGTTTTTTAGAGGCATTACAAAAAAGAAAAGGTCGTGATGATAGGATAGTTGAATTGTCAAAACAAGAATTAGAAATTGTACTAGAAATCTACCTTGAGAATTATGAAGAATTTCTTAGAAAATATAATCTAATATGATTAACGAAATAATAGAAAAGTTTGAGCCTGAAGTAACCGAGTTGGCATGGGTTGAACGATATGGCGGCCTTGCAAAGCCTGTTAGGATAGTTCAGCCTAATGTTGCTGATAGGACCGTTGCGGTAGCGCATTATATATCAACACCTAGCGATAGTGACCAGACAAAGCTATTAGCGGAAAAGCGTTATAAATTTCTTATTCCAGATAAGAGTGTAAAAAGTATCATGTATTTCGAACAGCCACAGAGTGAAGTGCTTGTTGACGGTGTAGGTAAGACTAATTACTGTAGATACCAAACGGATATCAAGCTAATTGCATGGCTGAATTTGAAGAAGATAGGTGTTGAGCAAACAACAATAAAAGGTAGGTGTATGCAGCAGCTTGTATCTATCTTTAATCAGAAGAATTGGGGTTCCACAGCATCGGCGCACAATATAAAAACAAGTAATGTTACAATTGATAATGATGCCGCTACACTTGCATTATTTGCAAAATACTCCTATGGTGATAGCCAGTACCTGCATTTCTACCCTTACGAAGTGTTATCAATAACCATCCCGGTCAGATATACCGTTTATCTTAATTGCTTAGATGAAATTAATATAACTAACATAGACTGCGTAAAATATGAAAATTGACCTATTACTTATTTCATTACAAGCAGCAGTTATTGCTTTCGCTTGGGTCCATGTAATCACCGATGCAGATGGTATTGGTGGAGTAATCGATAAATGGGCGGCAGAGAAATTGCCTAGACTTGCATATAAAGCATTTGTAGGGTGTGCGCCATGCAATTCTTTCTATTGGTTCACTATTATATGCCTTTCTAGATTCAACCATTTAGCTATGTGTATAATTGACCTGTTCTTTTATATATGCTTGGCTTTAACGATAGCTAAATTTTTACAGAATTACAAAAGGTTTTAAATGATAAAGACCGCTAAAAACACAACCGATGCAAAGCCTATAGATTTCACTACAGGCTCTTTTGAAAGCAATGGCACAAAATACTATTTATATCAAAAGAAAATGGGATACGAACGCTCTAAGCGCTTTGAGCAGCTTGTTCCTCAGATATTAATTGCTAGTACCTTTCAGGACCACGTTGGAGCATTGATAAAAATCCGTGATGGATACAAGAATGCTAAAACCGATGGTGATAGATATGAGGCTTACAACCTGCTTAGCAATATATGCACACAGGCACAGCATTTTCTAGAAAGAAACCACTCGACCAGTCATGAGTTGCTTTTAGAGTTTTGTGCCTTGTTTATCGTCACAGATAATGAGGATGCAACTATTATCGACCTTACACATCAAGCTAAGAAGATAAACGACTGGAAGACTGATATGGATATGGAGTCTTTTTTTTTATATGCCCGCGAAGTATTGAAACGTTCTACAAAGATATAGGGCCATACTTAAGGTCGGGCAAGAAGAAAGGAAAACAAAAGAACAGGTCAAGGTATCCATATGAGTTTACGCTTGAGCTAGTAGAAGAGAATGGCAAGTACAAGGAAAAGATAATTGACAATATCAAGAGGATAGATAAGGATTACGAAGATTTAATGCTATTCCTTACTACACATTTGCCATACAGCAGGATGGATTTAATGCAAATGAATTACCCAACTTTTTTTAGTATGATTCCGAAGGCACAAAAGATAATTAAGGCGCAAAAGAAACAAGAGAAGAAGAGTAAGAAGAAAAGATAACGATATATAAGAAACCATTAAAACGGTTCTTATATGGGCGTTATGCACCATATAAAACAGACAACCGTTCTTCAAGTGCCTTTATTCCAGAATTAGCTTTATCAAATCTTTTTTTAGCTTCATAATCTGACATAGGATACCCATCTTTACCACCATAGATAGAAGCCATATCTTTATCTAACTGGTGATAATACCAAAAATTTCTAACGTATCTTTTTAGTTCACCAAGTTTCTTTTTTAGCTGTCTTCTTTCTATTCCGTGTATTTTATATGTTGGTTCATTCATAATTAAGATAAATACTACACACAACAATGTGTATAAGTAATGGCACGTTAAAGTTTGTGGCATAATTCAGGGGTTAGGTGTATGTGCCACTACTCATACACTCGTCCGTTCGATGACATTAAAAAATAGACATTTGCAAATCTTCAATCAATGCTTCTTTATGATTTACTACGTTCAAATTAAAATAGGATTCTTTTAATTCGATTGATATAGACTTTCTATTCATTTTCAATGCCTGATATCCTTCACTCCCTATCCCTCCAAATGGAGAAAATACCGTTTCGCCCTCATTAGAATAAAGATGAACTATTCTTTCAATCGTGTCTAATTGAAGTGGACAAATATGCTTCTCGTCGTTATTATCGCGTGCGCTCCGATATTGTAGAGTTCTTGAATAATTAACATCCATCCAAATCGGACTAGCGTATTTCTGCCAAAGATCGACTGGCAAATAGTCTGGCTTAGATGGGTCTGTGTCCTGATGAACTATTGGCGTTACATTTTCTCCCTCATTTCTGAAAAATAGAATATAGTCTGGAATGCCAACTCTAGACATTACGCTGTCTTTCTTGATCGTTTTATGTAGTAGCCCGAGTGACTTTGTTCTTTGCATTTCAGTTACCGGATTCTTCCAAACTGTACATCTGGCATGATAAATAAAACCTTCATCAATAAACATATCTTTAATCATTCCTGAAAAGTCACGAAGACCGATAAACCCTTCCTTTCCTTTTTGGATAGGTAAATCCATACAGTGAACAGCGCATATACGGCCCGGTTTCAAAGTTCTTTTTAGCTGCGGAACCAAATATGAAAAATGTTCTTTAAACATCTCATAATTTGACACATTGCCCATGTCAGCCGGATTATCCGAGTAAACATACAATTCAGCAAATGGAGGGCTAAATACAATCAAGTCTGCCGCGTTATCTGGTATTTCTTTTGACCGATCAACGCAATCTCCATTCATTAACCAGTATTTGTCATTCTTTACGGTAATGCTTTCCACTTTTGCTTTGTATTTTTCAAGATTGGTATAATCTGCTTGTGATGAATATTTACTCATTTCTTCGATCATTTTTTTATGATTTTTTTGTTTTTGCAATATTGAGTTTCTAACATTTTTTTGTGATTCTGGAACCATGATATGAACCTTCACTTTTTTATTTTGTCCAAAGCGATAACATCGTCTTACCGCTTGATAGAATTGCTCAAATTTGAAATCATAGGAACAAAATACCATGTTATGACAGTTCTGGAAATTCATACCAAAAGACGCAATACTTGTTTTTGTAACCAACACTTTAAACTCGTCATTTGCAAAGCCATTGAGTTTTTCCGCCTTGTATTCTGGAGAGTCAGATCCCTGTACATTTACCGATTCACTAAGCTTTTTATGAAGAATTGACGCCTCGTTGTTTCTCAACGTCCAAACTATCCAGTTTTCATTGGATGAATTTACAAGCTTTACTGTTTCTGCTATTCTTGCATCAAGTGACCTTTTAAGGTCTTTATGCAAATCGGTAGCTGATACGGCCACATCTCCAAATAGATTGCCAGATTTATTCTCGACAGGGATAATATGCTCTATGTATTCAATATCGGGCAAATCGTATCCGCATTGAGTTTTATCAATTCTTTTTGGATCATCAAGACTCATACTCCATGTGCATACATATTTCCAAAAATCATCAACAGCATGCTTTCTTAATCGCCATTTTTGTGTTTGCCCTCCATCATGCACAAAATACATAGCAAGCATCTCCAAGTAACTCATTGCACCTAAAAATTCGGAATGTTGACCAAGCTCCATGTGATCATTAGGGCTTGGCGTAGCTGTACATGCTAACTTGTACTGGTGACTTTTGAATGAATCTATTATTAGCCTACTAAGTTTACCATCTCGCCCTTTCAATATACTGCTTTCATCAAGCACTACACCACTATATATTGAAGGGTCAATGTTTTTCAATTGATCAAAATTAGTAATGTCAATCTTAGAAATGTCAATATTAAACTTTTCTGCTTCTCTTTTTGTCTGTTTTACAACTGCCAGCGGAGCAAGGATTAAAACCCTTTCACCTGTATGTGTTGCCACCCGATAGGCCCACTCTAACTGCATAAAGGTCTTACCAAGTCCACAATCAAGAAATAATGCAAACCTTCCTTTTTTTAACGCCACAGATACGGCGTACTTTTGCCAATCGAATAACATATCATTAAGTTCTGAAATATCAAAACCTGAATCTATATGTTTGTTTTTTTTTGACTTTATAAAGTCTTTGTATGGTTGTGATTTAATCATCTGTATATAATTTAATTGTCAATAAAAACGGCATCGAACAAAAGCTAAAACGTCAATAGCCTCCATTCGTCAGCTACTGCGTTTAGCAGAGACGTTACAACGGTAACTTATATTTGCTCTCCTCTACAGGCTTATCAAGTTCTGAGATAACATCATCTAATTCAGCAGCTAGACCTTCATCATCTAGCCTCATCTTAATTGATTTCAAAATAGATATGCAAATGCCTCTCCTGTACGCTAAATTATAAACCTTTTTTTCTAATTCAAGACTGCTCATAATAACTTATTTCTTTTCCTTTATATTTTTTCTTGTGATGAAGTGCATTGTAAAGCACATGGATGTTTCTAGGGCTAATCTGGTTTACTAATAAGTAATCCATAGCCGAGTTATATATAGTGCCGTCAGCTCCTAGTATACGCTTTTTCTTGTAGACCCTTTTGGTGGTTTTATGTATTTCTAAAAATTCAAACAGGTCTGCATTGTTATGGTATGTACAATATGCAGGATATATACTAGTTTGATAACGTCGCAATACATGAATTATTTTATTGCTAATCTGATGAACGGTTCTCTCTCTTCTAGATATACCAACTATACCTATGTTAGACTTACTCTTTATAGGCTCAGAAACCTCTGTAACCCAGTTCATTTCTGTGAAGCCTTCAGATGCTAAATAGATTTGCAGCTCATTATATTGAGCATCTGAATTAATAATTACTCGCAAAAAATTAGAATCCATAGTTTATATGTTGTTTAAAAAAAATGTGTGGTTTCCTATTTTTTCTTGGTTTGGATATATCTCTCGAATGTATCTCAGCCATCCCTTATTGGTCGCTGTATCGGTATTTGCGTAATATAAAGCCTCCGTGATTATAGCGCCTTCTAAAGCTCTTTTCGCGGCCCTATAGCAGTCTTTATTCGGCTGATTAAATAGGGGCGAGCTAACGCCATGGAACTGGTTCTTCTGGTATATCACCTCTTGGATGGTATTAGGGAATTCCTTAGCTTCAACCCTATTAATAACAACAGATGCGACAGCTAATTTCCCCTGAAAGGGTTCGCCTAATGCTTCTGCTGCTACTATCTTGGCTAGAATTTCTAGCTCATAATTAATCTCCGGTTTAGGAGCTTCGGTGATGAGAATCTCTTCTTTGATAGGTTTCTTGTATTGGCATATTTTATATGATATATAAAAGAATGCCGCTATCTGTAGAATGGCAAATAGTTTTTTCATAGTTATTTTTATTTCATGTGCTAAAATAGTTTGAATTATTTAAAATTCAATTAAACCAGTTTAACAAAAGGCAGGGCAAAACTACTTTTAGCCGAGACCTGCCTGATAACCAATTTAAAGATATAACCGCTAGAAACGATTAAAAAAAATTATTCTACTTTTTTACTATTATTTC